ATGCCCAAGCGCCAGAAGGAAACTTGTCTTGGTCTTTGTAAGCATCTGGGCCAACTTTAACAACATAAGCAGCTACAGTGGCAAATGCCTCTCTGTCACGAGTGGCATCTGGTATATAAATGCCGCCTTTTGTTTTTGCTGGTGGGTAGTATGGAATAACAAGAAGGCGATAGCCAACAGGGTCTGGCAATCTATCTAATGCAGAAGCATCCATTTCTGATGGATTCTCCGTATTCTTGTTTTCCTCTTCTTGTGGAAGAGCTTTTTGCACCGCTTTGGGTATTTCTGTCTGTGGCGCATCAGACTTCATATTAGCCGCAACCCTTTCAGGCACGAATAGTTTTTTAGCCATCTTCAATGACCCCTCTCATCGCGGCTCTTATTTCATCTTCACAGTAAGTCAGGCCGCGTATTTGACCCACTATGAAGCGGTAGTTTTCCATATTTTCTACCGCACCATTCGACAGCATAGTTGCATAGTCATCCTTCTGCTGTCGGATGTTCTTTAATAAATGTTCAGTTAATGCTATTGCGTCCATAACCCCTCCAGGCGTAACTTATTTAGTTAGTTTTTTATACTTTTCAAAGCTACGCATTCCGCCCAAGCCTAACATACCCAATAATATAGTCATTAAACTATCCATATCAAAGGCAGGGTACGAAACAGCGTCATACCCAAGATAGGCAGTAATTACATCGGCTGACGGAAATAAAATAAAGTGCGCGAATAACGCAAGGCCACAGGTCCAGCCAATAAAGGGGCGCCAGCCAGCTACAAAGATGTTTCGGTGCTTTGCCTCTTCAGCGTTAATAGCCATTTGGCCCTTTGCCAACTCTTGAGCATGTTTTTCCGCCATAGTAGCGATTTCATGCGCCAACTTGTTTTTTTGGTCTTTGTCCTCAATGAACTTACCAATTATCTCAGTGGCTGGGCCTATTAAAGCTTGTAGCATATGAATCTCCTACCCTTTTAAGTACATAGCAAATAAATATATACCAAGTAAACCTACCGTACCAACAAGAATTATGAAAGCTATTTCTACAGCTTGCTCTATCTGCTTTTTTCTTTTTTCCTTCATAGCTATCCTTTGTTTTCGTATTTGCGCTTGTATGCGTAAAACGTCTTGCCAAGCGTTTAGACCATAGTTGGCAATCAAAAAGTTTCTAAGCTCATTTTCCATCTCTTGAGCTTTTTTATGTGACATGAATGTTTGCAGCGCTTCTTCTCCAACGCTGCCGTATTTTTTCTTTTCTTCTTTGTGGGTATTTTTTACGGAGTCTATGGCGTCCATAAACTTGCCAATATCAGATGCCATAGAATAGACATCTTTGGAAAGGGAGAAACCCTTTTTAAGAGCGCTAAAGCTGGCAGTGGCTATGGCTATCGCGGTTGCGGGGTCCATTCTTTACTCCAAACAAACCCTCCAGCTATTCAATAATTTCTAAGATAGCCCCGTCCTGCATTTTAACTGTCATCTCTTTACAAGTCCATCGCTTGTTAAAGTCCTTTTGATAGCGACCCACTTTTCTTTCAATTTTACGCTTGGTGGAAAGACATTCAGAAAGGTTATCATACGGCGTAAATTCTAACCTCTCGCCTGAAATAACAAGTAATAAAACGAATGTTAACTCAGTCACCATTGCGAAGCGCCTCTAGGCGTTGTTCTAAGTTAGATATGCGCTTTTCATAAAATTCCAGAGTAAGCTTTTGTTGTTGGTCGTAAGGAGCGCGGCCCTCTTCTATTTCTGTGGCAAGCTTTTCTAGCTCTCCAGCAATATGCTCTATTAGCATAAATTGTTCGGAATCTGCTGGCAGTACGCCCATTTCACCGCGAGGCCACTTAATACGGAAATCTGTATTTTGTGTGACATCAGAATCCATCATAGTGATATTAGTCTCAATCTGGTTGAGGCGCTCAATAATGCCAAAGTACGCCCATGTAGCTACGGACGCACCAGCAATCATGCTGATAATATTCCGTAGCGGCAGGGCTACTTCAGTATTTTCACTAACTCTTGGCATTTCCTTTAAACCTATGTCTAAAGAACACAATCACGTTTATAAGGGTGTTTAGCGTGACCATGAACACCAGCCAATATTGAAGCTCTATAGGCATTTACTTTTCATGCCCTAACCAAACGGCGAAGGCGCCTGTCATGGCGCCCGTCACGGTTGCAGTTAGCGCTGTCGCTTGAGAAGTCATGGCTTCGGGGCTGAGTGCCATAAACCAGTACAACACTTCGATATACATCCAAGTCATCACGCCCATCATTCCGCGTGGCAAAAGTTTCCACGCCAGAATCCTCTCCATAGCATATGTCATTAGAACACACCTTGAAATCTCTGAGGTCTAGCTATCGGTGAGAAGCCTTTTACCAACCCACCCTTTTGAAGACCCACTGGCTTTTTTTGCGGCTTTTTTGGCTTTGGCTTTTGGGCGCTCTGATTTGATTGGTTCAGGGCTATCGCTACCGCTTGTCTCTGCGGGTACCCCTCGCTCCTCAACTTCGATATGTTTGACGATATCGTTTTCTGACTCGTACCTTTTAATAGCGGCATTTCTACGCTCCACTTTCTTGGCTTTTTCTATCTCCGCAACTTTACGGTTTAATGAACTGGCTGACATTTTAAAGTCCCTTCGTCATATTATTTAAAGCAGCAATATCCCTTTGTGTTTGAATACGCTCTTCTGCAACTCTGGTTTTTTCATCCAGAGCCTCCTTTTGAATGCTCAGACGGGCATTTGCCTCCATCTGGTCATTCAATTCCTTTTCACGCTCAAGCTGTGCCTTATCTTCAGCTTCTTTAGCCTTGCGCTGAATATCAGCCTCACGCAATGCCAATTCTTGCTGACGGATAGCTACAAGCGGGTCAGTCTGTTGTGGGGGCGTTACAGCTTGTGCGTATTGCTCTGTAAGCTCACCAACTAGCTCAGAAGCGCGAGAAGCAATATCGTCCTGAATAGCTTTCATGCCCTCTGGTGTGGCTTGAAGCGCCATAATATCTTCTGGTGTCAGGCTAGAGGTAATTTCTTCCTGCGCCATACCTTCAGCCATAAATCCAATATGTTCCTGAATATGGCCCTGAAGAGTCATAACTATAGCTGCGTTAGCCTGTGCCACAGGCGTTGCGATAATTGCGAGATGTGCCTCGATATGCGCCTGATGATTCTGTTCTGGGAAAGCCTGTAAAGACTTGCCTCGCATTGCCTCTTGATTCTCTTTAGCTGGATTCGTAGGTTGCGGTACAGGTGGTGGAGGGAGTATGGCATCAACATTTGTAACTCCTAACGCTTCGTACATTTTTCTGTACGCTTGATACAATCCACGCTCATTGCCGTGAATCTCAGGATTTGACTGAACTAACTGTAATTCAGTTTGTGCAAGCGCAATGCGCTGCGACATAGAGAAAATGTTCGGGTCTGAAACAGGCAATACATCAATGCGGTCATCAAAATCGGTTGCCTTTATTTCAGGCGGGGCACCAGGTACCGCATATGGGTACATAGGCGCCATGAAACGGGCAAATACATTTGCCAGAAGCTTGAACTCAACTTTCTGAGAATAATGCAAACGCTTATGAATAGCGGACATAACCTTTGTGCCGCGCTCCATAATAGCCATAGTGGTGCCTACAGGCGTTTCTCCGCCCATCTCACCTACCTTCATGTCCGCCATAGACGCAAACCTACGCCCAGAGTCAACAAGCGTACCCAGAAGCGAATATAGCGTCTGTGAAGGCTCTTTAAACGGCAATGTCATAAGTGATTGGCGGATGTCCATACCCGCAACGTCAATATCACGGAATTCACCAGGAGATAATGGCTCATCCTCATCACGGATACGGGCGCCTCGTGCTTTGAACCCTGCTGGGAGATTGGACAGGGTGCCAGCATCAATAAGTTGCCGTAAAAGGCTAGTCGCCGCTTGGGACAAGCCGCCAATCATGTGTGTAAGCCCAAAGCCGTAAAAACCCAAACCGGGTAAAAACTTATAGTGGACAAAATAAGGAACAGGACGCCGCAATGGGTCATTCTGGTCGTAATTGCGGCGAATAGAAAGAACTTCACCATTCTTTTCACAGATTGTCACAATATATGGAAGCTTTAAGCCAGTTTCCTGACCTTGCATGTCCATATCTTCAAATCCTGGCAAATCCAAGTTTGTATGTACTTCGTATAACGTAATATCTTCACTAGACCCTGAAGGACTAATCCCCTGAACCTCGTCTATGCTCTCCTGAACCTCTGAATAATCTTCATCACCATATCCCTCTCCTGGTAAATCAATGTCGGCATAGAAACCTGAAAGCTGAAGCTTACGGATTTCATTGCGGCTCATTTTTACTATATGCGTAATTCTTGTAGCAGAGGCTAAGTCAGTGGCTGTGTAAGGCACAACCAAATCTTCAGCGTGAACGAACTTAGAAACGGCTCTCTGTAGAAGAGGGTCGAAGTAAATCTTCTTAAAGGTACTACCTATTAGCGGTAGGTAGAATAGCATCTGGTCTAACTCAGGGTCGTATTCTTCCATTTCATAGGTAATCTGGTAATTCATGTAATTCTTTACACGGTCTGCCTGCTGAAGCTTGTCAGTAGTCTCGTCACC